CAAGGGAAGAGTTGTCCGTGTCAGCAACTAAAAGTATTAAAAAGGAGAACGTAGAGATTATTGTTTCATTTGATTGATGATAATATTTACCAAACTAATTTTAAGAGATTAAAGATAATGAAGGTATTCCCACATCAACAATGACTAATTTTTTGAAAAACATCTGGAACGTAGTCGTTCTTTATAGGATTATTATATACAAAAATAATCAAGATTTTTCAATAAAGTAATATATATATATATATATTTATTACTTTATTTAATATATTTACCCCCTTTTTTTAAATTTTCCTCCGCCCATAAGGGCTGAAGATTACTGTAATGAAAGCATTTTATTTGCTCTTCTTCTTTTGTTAAATCAAACGAACAACACGGTTTAATATGGTCAATATGCCATTCACCGTGATTTTCCCAATTCAGTCCTTCTGTGAATTTAGATTCCAAATAACCCATTACAAAAGAAGGAGATTCTCCTATTAAATCCATCGTTCTACAGTTTTTTTTGGCATTTTTTCTTGTTAAAGCACTCAATAATCTACTCCTCATTGTTTTAACTAATTTAAATGCCGGATCTCTTTTTTTTCTTTCTCGTTCATATTTTGTCATAGTTTTTTGTATTTGTTTTCTATTTCGTTTTCTCCAAGAAACTAAACAATCTTTGCAATCATTTCTTAATTTATCCCAATGTGTTTTAGATTTATTATAATTCGTTAATGGTTTCCATTCTTTACAAGTACAACAATTTTTTCCAATGATTTCATTAACAGTTTCATGTAATACCCTATGTTGAGAAGGAACACCTTTAACATTATCGGTAATTGCATTTTCTTTTTTAATAGTTTCCCAATTTAAATTATCATTTTCAGTCTTATCTTTTGAAAATTTATTATATAATTTTACCCTTTCTTTATTTTTTGCTCGCCATTTTTTACACATTTCTCTACAAGCAGAACAGTGTTTTACAATTCTATTATTTTTTGCTTTAAATTCGGTTTCATTTTTTTCTTTTCTACATTTTGGACACTTCATATGAATTATAATATAAATATCTTTTAAAGTTATTATATTATATAATAAAGAAACCACTTTTCATTTTAAAAATAACCTCCACGTAGCCTTAACACGAGATGGAGCGTTGACTCCTTTTGCACATTGTAATCGCTTAAAGTGCGACCGTCTTCCAATTGCTTTCCAGCGAAAATTAAACGTTGTTGGGTCGGGGGTCATTGACCAACTAAACCCTTACGATTTCTCGTAAGGACGGACTTTATCTTAAGTAATCATGAGGGGTTATCACTCCCTTCAAACCGACAAACGTTAAGTCTCTGAACCTTTTCCATATTCTAATAATAACGAACTTAGGAATTTGGCTGCGGATTGTCCAATCTCATAATTTTTTACCATTGGAGCCAGCAATTAACCGGGTTCCTTTATAAAATTTCTTTTATAAAGTGGTATTATGAGCTCTAAGGAGTTTCCCGCAATTTGAATGTCTCGCAATCTTTAAGATCACTAGCATTTGAGTTTATATGAATTTTTTTCATGTCTTCTTCTACCTGAAGGTGAAGCAAAATATAAATTCATTTTAAATTAATTTACAATTCATATAAAGGACTACAACCATTTTCCCATATACAGAGCCTTTTATATATGGTGGAATACTTTTCGGCACACCCCTTAGTTTATGCCTTCCTTGTCTTGGATTTTTTGTTTTACGTTTTCAATAGTATCACTTGATTCTACATCCAAGGTAATTGTTTTGCCTGTGAGTGTCTTTACGAAAATCTGCATGCTATAACAAAAAACAATATTTTATATTTAAATAGTTATTATAAAATATTAATATGTTCTTGGGTTAGATATTTTAAATGGAAACAAATATTATAAAAATAATTTAAATATAACAAATTATCATATTTAAATGCCAATACAAGATACCAAAGAAAATACATTTTTAAGCAAAAAAAATAACGCATTGTTAAGTTGGATAATATGCGAATCGGGTGTCCATAATTTAACATATGAACCTAAAGAATGTGTGCGATTATTTAATGTATATAAAAAAGTTTGTAAAGAAGAAAATAAATTAAAAAGACGTTAAATAAAAATATATATTATTTATTTTTATTTACTTATGCAAACAAGCGATTCATATTTTTCACTTCAATCTTGTCGTGTTCTTCCATAAACAATTTCTCTACAATCTTATCGTCTCTTAATCGAATACTATATGATTTTTGTATGTTTTTTCTTCCAACTCGTCCCAACGCTTGTATCAACTTTTCTTGAGTCATATTTTGTAAATCCTTTGATAAATAACCATGACAGAATTGATAATTGGTTCCATAAATATAATCCGATGAAGCAATAATAACATACAACTGTTGCTTTTCCGCTAATTTCTTCATTATATCAATATACTTTACATCACTTTTACTACTAAACACTCCAATACCCATTAACAACAATAATTTCCATTCTTTGTTTACATCCAATGATACAATCTCTTCAACTACTGCTTCGTCAATGTTACTTGTGAAAAGATTGGTTGGTACTTCTTTGTTTGGATGCCATTTTTTATAATGCTCTTCTCGATTTGGCACATACTCTGGACTTAACTCTATCTTTTTCATCTTTTTCATAAACGCATTTACTTTTTTGTTAAATTCGTTTTGTATTTTGGCTTCTTTATCACTTTCACGCGCACTGTCTAATATCTTGTCGTTTATTTTGTCGGTTCTCTGCTTTTCTTCTTTAATAATCTCATTTAGTGCATCCCTATACTCTTCATTGGTATCAATAATGTGTAATAAATCACTCAATACCTTTTCTGGTATATTAGATGCTTTTAAGTAAAACATTCCTATTTTTTCTACATCATTTGTCATAAAGATAGTTGGTCCATCGGTTAATGTTTCTGCATCAGAGGTAGTTAATTTAATAGTAGATACAACAGTTGGTTTATTTTTACTTGCTTTATATGTTTTAAAATCCAATTGTTTTATTTGCCTACATAATGTTAAATAATACAACTTGATACTATGAATTGTTATATCAGATATAGATTCAAAATATTGACTTGGTTTATAATGTTCTGGTATATTGACATTTTCCAATGCGTAAATAATAAACTTAGACGCTTCTTTTACATCAATGTAGCGCAACAATGTTTTGTTTTTTGCCACAAACTTAACACTTTTCTTGAATTTTTTATAATCATCGTATTCATCGTGTAATACAACAACATTTCCACTGGTATTTAAAAGTTGTATGGTTTTGTTACAATCATAACTAACAATGTTGAACTGTTCTCCTTTAAACCGTTGTTTAAAACTACCAACCATTGGAAATATCTCTTCGCTGGTAGGTAATGTGGCCGAAGAAAGAACTACGTTTGGTATTTCATTTTGCGTCCAATTTTTCTTCATAATATCGTGGAAACTATGTTCTTTGTAATCCAGCGTGATAGTTGGTTCATCCCAATACCACAATATATCTTCTTTTTTGTTAAATGCCAACATATAGTTCATGGCCGGTAGATACGATTGAATGTCTGTGATAATGATTTTTACCTTTTCACCATTGGTATTGTCAACTTTAAATATCCCACCTGATTTGCGATGTCTAACAAAATCAGTGACCGCATAGTAATGTAGGCGAATATCATCTGGAGTTTCGCATCCAAAAGCAATGGCGATAGGTATTTCCAACGCAATACAAGATTTTGCCAATTGAAGACCAACGTGTTTTGCGGCACATGTAAATATAAGCGTTTTTTGATTTACTAATCCAACAGGAGTCATTGTTTTACCAGTTCCAGTTGGTGCTTGATACAATATTAGTTTGGGGTCTTTATTGCCTTGAATTAAATCAAACATTTTTTTTTGATGACGAAATAAGGATACGTCATTGTATTCAGTTAAAAGATGGTTTTCCTCAATGTATTTGTGGGAATGTTTTATTAAATTGGTGATATCAATGCTTTGTTTAAATGTATCCAAAACATAATCTACAAATTTCAACAATAAATAGTTTACTAATTTAACCTTGCGTTTAGACAATTGAAGAAGGGAGTAATAGTAATAACACTTCTTAGATAAACTACTTGTTTTAAAATACATTGTAAGTTGTTCCATTAATACATTTTCAAATATATTTGTTTTCTTTAATATTTCATTGGTATTTACCTTGCGTATTCTTATCTTATTTGCTTTTTTGATATTTAGTTTTTTTATATTAATTCTAAGTTTATACTTAAGGCGATGTTCTTTTATTATTTTGTGTATTGGTTCTTCGTAATATTTGTTGTAAAAGTATTTATGGAAGTCTTCGTAGTCTTCTACATTAATTTTAAGGTATCCAATCAATGAGTTGTTTGGATTTTCAGTTGCATTTGTGTTGTAATACGAGCGATTTATAAATTTAAGTATATACAACTCTTTTTTATTTACGGGTAGTTCCAAGAATTCCCATTCACTTTTGGTTAGTTTTTGTTGAGTTAGATTCATTGTTATTAATAAGTCTTAGTGTTTATGTTTTATTAATATAATTGTTAATATATTAATAAATCAATTTTATGGATAAAACATATGAGTGTCAGTGTCTGTTTTAATGTAGGTGTCTGTATATATGTTAATCTATTCTGTCTTTTAATAAATTGTTGTAAAAATGACTAGGTGGTTTAAACTTTAAAATGTCTAATTCATCGGTAGTAGTGGGAAACTCATCTCTCCCATATATGTCTTGAAGAAGCAACCATTCAAACATTCCTCCTTTGTAAGCAAAAACGTTACAAAACCCTAATGAAATCAACTGTTTTTGTTTTTTTTCTATATTTTCATCACATCCATGTTTTCCATATACAATAATATGAACGTATTTGTTTGTTTTTAAACATTCGTTTATTACATTAACTTCATTTTTCACGTCTATTGTATGTTTTATTAAACAGCCTTGTTCATATTCTTTGAGAACGTTTATTAATATAGTGGAATTTGTATTGGTTTGCTTGTTTTTTATGATATGTTGGACGTCTTCAAAATTGTAATTTCTACTTTGCTGTTGTCCCATATATTTGTTAATATTATTAATAGTATTGTATTTAAATAAAAATATTCAATCTTTATTTTGTTAGTTGGATAATGTAAATAATAAAATTATTCGTTAATTTTATAATTTTGTATTTATAGTTAATTAATTAAAATTATCATTATATTAATAAATAAAATTTAATAAATTAAATTTATGGTTTGGTTAATAAAATTATGATTCTATTAATAAGTTATAGTTTATATTAGTTAAATTAGTTGGAGTATGCAAGACCACCCATTCCACTCATTACGCGAAGAACGTTGTAGTTAGTGGCGTATACGCGAACCTTGGCAGTTGCCGTGTTACCGATGGCAGCAGCAGAAACAACAAGTTGAAGAGTTGCGTTATCGATACGACTGAAGTTACAGGTTCCAGATGGCTGGTGTTCTTCAGGGCGAAGAGCGAAGGAATAGCAGTTAATTCCGGCATCTGGAGAGCGTGTGTGGTGTTGGTATGGCTGAACAACGTCGAAGTATGAACCTTCACGTTCACTGAATCGGTCTTGTCCGTTAAGTTGCAACTTGGCAGTAACAACTGGATTTTCACCCCAACAGTGCATCTTAAGGGCGGTTTCGGCAAGAACGAAGGCACCGGCATCAGATACACCAGAGGAAGCAGTTGCTCCCAAAGCACCAGATACATCGGCATCAACACCATCGGAGTTGGAAGCATCCATGGCACCAGCATCGGCGAACATACCGTGATCACCGATAACATTGGTAACTTGTGCGTTACTGGAGAAGGCGCGGATGGAGTGTGGAAGAGCATCCAAAGCATCCGTGTAGTTAAATGGCTGAGCACCAAGAGCAGCGTGAAGTGCTTGGCCAGCTACGAAAGAATCACAGTAACTGACGTTAACATCTGGCTGAACGACCCAAACAAGTTCTTTGCATGGGTGATTGAAGTTAAGTTTAACTTTGTTACTGGAGGAACCGATGGATTCATCACCAGTGAACTGAAGTTGTTCAATCAAATATTCGTGTGGGTTTTGGGCCATGCGACGACGTTCATCGGTGTCCAAAAAGATGTAGTCAACATACAAGGATGCGGCTACAAGGGATTTGCTGTAGGCAGCAGTTGATTTGTGGTTACCGGTTCCGGAGTCGGCTACCATGTCAACGGCGAACAAACATTCGTCCAATGGGCGAAGTTCGATGTTGATCTTAACTTCGTGGTATTGAAGTGCGATCAATGGAAGTGCAAGACCAGGGTTGCGACAGAACCAGAATTGTAGTGGAACGTACAAAGTGGTTTCTGGAAGTGCTTTGCGTGGTGCGCATACAGCTTCTGGAACAGAGGCAGATGAGCAGGCAGTTGCGACTTCAGCGAAGTCAGGGTCGGTCAAGTAAGTAAGTTGAGTGGTGTTACCAATCATCTTGTTGTAACCATCTTCTTGTTCAGAAGTAAGGGTAAGCTGGTTCCACAAGTGCATCCAGTCACCGTATTGTCGGTCGATACGTTGTCCTCCGATTTCTACTTCAACCATGGATACCATTTGTTCACCTGGACAGTCCAACCATCGTGCGTGTGCTGAATCGGAACTGCTGATTTCAGGAAGAGTTACCTGAAGGTAAGTTCGGTATGCAAGATCACCATTTCGCGATACAGTGCATTGAACACGACGACCGAAGTCGGCTTGACCGTTGAAGGTCTGTTCAATGGATTCCATTGCGAAGTTAGTGTGTCTGCGGTATGTAACCTTCCAGAAAGTGATCTGGGGATTACCAGTTAGATACACATCTTGTGCGCCGTAAGCTACTAGTTGCATGAGTCCTCCTCCCATATTATAATATAACAAAAGAAAAAAATTTTTAGATTTTACACATTAAATCGTTTTTTTATACCTATTTTTTAGATAGAGTAATGATTTTTTCTAAACCAAACCAAATTTTGTATATTTTACACAAAAATTAGTTATTTAATATTTGATTGATATCCAAATTCTCACTCATAAACCGTCTTAAATAAGAATCCAAATA